AGCTGAAAGATTTAACTGTAGCAGCAGGTATTTTGATTGATAAAAAGAGAGAAATTCTCCGTACTGGTGATGATGAGGATACAGGCGGTGGTGCTAAGAAACAGGTTAAACTTCGAGTGTTATGGGATTCAGAAAATAAAGGAGTTGAAATTGTTGAAGGAGGTTAAAAGGAGTGTAAATGCTGACTGAACAAGAAGAAAAAGAACTAGAAGAAATAGATTTGGAGCTTATCGACAGAGAAAAAGTTAAAGATGATCCTAGATTTGGCATTTGTGAATCATGTGGTAAAGTTTTTAGACAAAGATACCGTTCTAAATTAAAAACTTGGACTAAATTAAAACGATGCCCAAACTGTATTCTTCACCCAAAAGAAGGAAAAGTAGTAACAGCAAAAGTAAAATATACACCACATCCTGGTCAAGAATTAATTCATGCTTCTAATGCTAGATATAAAGTTATTGTTGGAGGTGCAAGGTGGGGCAAAGATAGATGTTCAATCAATGAATTTATCAAAAAGTTTGCTGAAATGCTATCAGAAGATAGGCCAGAAAGTTTGGTGCCTCGTGTTCATGGTTGGCTAGTAGCTCCTACCTTTCCGATGGCACGACAGTTGTGGCGTGAATTAAAATACTTTTTTCCACGAGAATGGATAACGCATATCTATGAACAGGATAAAATCATTGAGACAATTAATGGTGGGGTAATAGAAGTTAAATCAGCTGATGATCCTCAACAACTTGTTACTGTAGGTTTGGATATAGTAGTTATCACCGAAGCAGCTAGAATACGTGATCTTGAAGAAGTTTGGGGTAATATTTATTCTCGTTTACAATCTCCTAATCGTGGCCCTAATGGTAGTGGCGGATTAGCTATTATCAATAGCTCACCGAGAGGCCGGAATTATTTCTATGAGCTTTATCTTATGGGGCAAGATAGAGAGAAAAATCCTGATTGGGAAAGCTGGCAGTTTCCAACGTGGCTTAATCCACATATTAAACCCGAAGAAGTTGAAAAAGCGAAGAAAAGTTTGCCAGAAAGAATATTTAGACAGGAATGGGCAGCAGAATTTCTAAATGACGGTGGCGAAGTTTTTATCAACGTTGATGCTGTTTGTAAAGGCATACAACAAGACCCAGAACCTGGGGTAGTTTATACAGCTGCATGGGATCCGGCAAAAGAACAAGATTACAGTGCTTTTGGTATTCGCGATGATAAAGGGCAGATGGTACATGTAGAACGTTGGACAGGGATGCCTTGGGTATCGCAGTTAGACAGAGTTGAGTATCTTTGCAAAAAATACAATTTTGCAAAGTTAATCATGGATAGAACAGGTTTAGGGGAAACACTGCCTGAAGCTGTTAAACAGCGTGGTGTAGAAGTTGAAGGAATTTATATTTCCAATGCTTTAAAAGAGCAAATGGTATCTCATTTAAGTCTTTTAATGGAGCAAAAAGCTATTGTTTTACTAGATGATAAATGGCTTAAAGAAGAACTTAAAGCTTTTACTTATAAAACCACTAAAACAGGTAAAATTTCGTATTCTGCTCCTAAGTCAATGCATGATGACTTAGTTACAATATGCATGTTGCTATATAAAGATTTTCAAGATTTAACTTTAACACTTAGCCCCTATATGGGTTTATTATTAGGGGGCAAACCGGGGAGGATAGCTTAATTTTGAGTATCGAATATTTAAAACGTCTAGTAGTTAATATTGCTGATAAAACAGGTATTTGTCCTGATCAGTTTGGACTTATTGCTGATGTTAAACAATCTTACAAAGATACCTGTACTGGAAATTGCAGAGAATGTTGGATGAGTGCTTTAAGGCACTTCAAGGAGTGATCAGATGAATGTCGATTTTTAGTAATTTATTTGCTAGAAAACGTGATGCTCCAAAAATTACAGCAGGAAGGATAACTACTTCAAATTTTGGATTAAATACAATATTGTCACCATATCGTTCTAGAGTAGCAGATACATTAACACAATTACGGTCAATCAGCGAAACTACAGCTGCTATAGATTTTCTTCGTAAAGTTCATCCTGATGTTAGCATGGCTGTCTGGAATTTTATCCGCTTGGCTAATCAAGGGCATGAAATGCGGATATATGATATTCGCAATAGAAATAACAGGTTATCGAGAGTAGAAGCAAAATGGAACGAGTTTGCTGCCAGAGTAAATGCTATTAACAATTCTGGCTTGGATGGCTTAATAGATCAACTTCATCTATCAGCTTATCTTAGAGGCGGCATGGGTATTGAAGCAGAGGTTTCCGAAGATTTAACAGATATTGTAGATGTATATCCTATCTTACCACAATCACTTGAATGGAGGTTAGAAGAAAGAAATAACAAAAAAGTATGGATACCATATCAACGTCAACCACAAGGAACGGTTTCTCTTGAAAATGCAAATTTCTTTTGGGTGCCAACTGATCCTGATATAGATGATCCAAGGGGCACACTGGTATTAGCTCCTGTTTTATACGCAATAGATTTTCAAATGCAGATACTTCAAGATTTGCAAGCAGTGTTACACAATCAAGGGTATCCAAGATATGATGTTTCAACCACATTAGAACGTTTAATTAGTACTATGCCTCCTAATATTAAAGCTGATCCACAGAAACAACGGGATTGGCTGATGCAGCATCTTAACTGGATTAAACAGTTATTTGATTCGCTTAATCCAGATGATGCTTTTATTCATTTTGATGATATTACAGTTAATATTTTAGGTCAACAAAACGCTAGATCGTTAGATGTTAGAGCAGTTACAGAATTATTAGACACGTTATTGCTTTCTGGTGCAAAGCAACTAGCCATATTTATGAACAGGGTTGGTAGCCATGGACAGACAGAATCTTGGGGATCTATTAGTTTTAAAATTTACTGTTCTGCTTTAAAAAATATTCAAAGGGGCAGCAAACGTTTAATTGAGAATGTAGCTAGATTAGCCTTGCAGGTATGGGGATACCAAGGTATTCCGGTTTTTACTCATAATGTTTTAGATTGGCAAAGTGAAGAAGATAAATGGAATGTTAAGCTGTTGAAACAGCAATTTTATGCGATTGCTCAAATGATGGGCTGGATTAGTGCTGATGAAGCAGCATCAGAAGTTGTAGATGTTGAAAAAGCTGTTTCTGAAACACCTTCGGAAGCAATTAGAGTTAGTTTTGGAATTGGGGGCGATAATCCTGATACAAACAATGGCAAAAGTGGATTACAGCAAAGTAATACCAGAGTGTATTCTTTGTGGCGCAAAAATGAAAAAGCTCAATAGTTGTTGGCAGTGCCCAAATTGCGGTAAAGTCGCGTATGGGTCTGATGATATAAGCCAATTAAAATTGCAACAAAGAAAGAAGGTGAATTAAATTTGCCAGCAGAACCCTATCATGATTTTCCTTTATCCGATAATTGGGAATGGGATGCAGATGAAGCTGAAAGAGGGTTAAGACAGTGGGCAAGTTCTGATGGAAGTGGTGATAAAGAAAAAATTGATTGGAATAAACTTCGTAAATGCTACTTCTGGCATGAGGCAGGAGAATTGAAGAACTTTAATCAGTTGAAGTTTCCTTATTGCCGGATAGAAAACGATGAACCGCATGTAGTGCATAATGCGGTACAAAATGCGTTAGCAAGGATTGATGGAAGCAATATTCCTGAAGAAGATAAGCCTGAAGTCAGGCGTGTTGCTGAACGACAAATGGCAAGATTTCAGGAGAAAGAAAATCAAAGCAGGGAAGGAATTGCTTTTGTCAAACAGTTTGGGCAACCTACACCCAGTCAGTTAGAAAAAATCAATGCCTTAGCTAAACGGCCTCTTTCAGCAGAAGAAGTATTTGTTTTTAGTGCTAAATTAGTAGGCGATATGATTATTCCTAATCGTTATATTAAAATTGACAAGTCGCTGTTAGAGGTATTTAAACAGGATGCTCAAAGAGGAATTGCTTTTATGCTTGATCACCCATGGGCTGGATTTGGCAGGCCAAAACCTGCATTAGCTTATGGTCGAACTTTTGATGCTGTTTTAAAGCCGAGTAAAGACGTAGAAGGTGAAACCTGGGCATTATATGCAGATCATTATATTGTCCGAGGTAAAGAAAAAGATGGTATCAGTACTGATGCTATAATTGCTGATATTGAAGATGGTACATTGTTTGATACTTCTATAGGTTGGGGTGCTGATACTTACGAATGTTCTGTTTGCGGTAATGATATTCGTGACTTTAGCAAATGTGAACATTGGCCTGGGCAAGAGTATGACGGTAAATTATGTTATGTAATTGCTAAACCGCCTGGATTTTTGATGGAAAATTCAGGTGTTTTTGATGGTGCATATCCTACTGCTGGTATACTCTCAAAGTTTGATAGTATTGATGACCAGAGCAATGGTTTTGTTGAGGTAGAAAATATTAAAAATGCTCCAATGGGAGTTCAACTTTATCATATTTATAGTGCTAACAGGGGCCAGTTAGTAACTTTTGCTAAACGAGATTCGTTGGAGAAAAAACTTACTATAACGATTCCTGAAATAAAACATTTAGATAGCAAGAAAGAGGAGGGAGTTAATTTGGAAGAAATTGAAATTAAACTTGCAAAAGAAACTGTAGAAAATCTGTTTGGAGGTGTTCCAGAAAATTTAGAAAGCAAGCTTATTGCTTTGGCTAAAGATGGCCAGCGGTATCGTGAAGAATTGATTAACGAAACTCTTGATTGGGGCGTCAGGGCTTTTGGTAATGATTTTGACATTGAGGGTACGAAAAAGATTCTTAGCGAAAACACTCGTACTCTTGATGATATTAAATCCTATCTTGAACTTTACAAGAAAGCTGCTAAAGAAATTTTGAAGCCTGGTCGGGTAACACAACCAACTGTTTCTACCGAAGAACGTTACCTGCCTGATGAAGCGTTTAAAGTAAACTAAAGGAGGATGAAATTTAATGCGTGGTGGAGTAAGTTTTATTGGTATTGGCGTTGAGTATGCAACCTTTAAAGCAGATAGTAGTTTATCTGCTGTTAATGAAGGCGCAGCCGTGACCTTGGTATCCAATGATACTGTCGGTCTTGGTACAGCAGATAAACCTCTTGTAGGTAAAATTTTGAAATATGAAGATGATGGTATTGTTAGTGTTCAGTATGAAGGTTTTGCTGAATTTGATGCTGATTCTACCGCTCTTCCAGTTGTTGGAGGCGTAGCTGTAGTTAATGGAGCCGGTAAAGTAAAGGCTGCTCCTGCCACTACTACAATTGATATGGCAACTAATGTAGTAGTATCTGTTGATAGTGTGAATAATAAAGCTGTAATTCTATTGAAATAGTTAACAGAGGAGGTAATTATAAATGAGTGTAACTGTAAATCCTAGAGCAAATGATATTAATTTAAGTCTGGAACTATATCGTAAAGCTAATGAAAAAGGTATGACGTTTTCTCAATATCTAGAAACTTTAGATCCTTCTAGTGAATATGGCCCTAATGAGAAGCTTGATGCCTTTGAACGCCAGCTAAAGCGTTTTGGTATCATTCCTAAAACCGACTTGAGCAAGGGCATTGTAGCTTCCAAAGTTGAAGCGTTCTATCAAACTCAAGAATCTGCTGTATTGTTCCCTGAGTTTATCAATAGGGTGGCCAGGGAAGCTATTATGGCTGATGATATTTTGAAATATCTAGTAGCTGTTACTACTCCTATTGATAGCGATGCTTATCGTACTTTCTATGTAGATGATCAACCTGAAGCTGCTCAAAAGAAACGAGTTGCCCAGGGTGCTGATTTGCCTGTTTCTAAATTAGTAGGACAGGAAAATGCTATCCGCCTGTATAAATATGGCCGTAGGCTACAGATCACTTATGAAGCTGCGCGGCGTATGCGTGTTGACTTGCTTGGTATCCATGTTAAGCGAATTATGCAGCAGGCTAATATCGACAAGGCCGAAGAAGCTTTGAACGTAATCGTCAATGGTGACGGCAATAATAATGCTGCTATCAATTACGATAAGACTGCCCTGCAAGGTGGCGTTGCTGCTGATCCCTTAAGCTACAAGGGGTGGCTTGCTTATCTGATTAAATTCTATCCTTACCAACTTAATACTGTTATTGCTGGTGAAGGTGAAACAATTGAACTGCTTACCATGCAGCCGCCTAATGTTGACCCGTTGAAACTGATTGAACAACTGCGTGCTGGCGGCACTTCTTCTGGTGCTAATCTGGCGCAGCCGTTGTTCAGCAATTACGATGTTGTCTATGTTGCCAATGCTCCGGCTGGTAAACTGGTAGGCATTGATCGTAGGTATGCGCTGGAAATGGTTACTGAAGTTGGTTCTGATATTGTTGAAACTCAAAAACTTATTTCTAGCCAGTGGAATGAAATTGCGATTTCCGAAGTTTCCGGTTTTGGTGTTCTCCTGCCTGATGCCCGTAAGATTCTTACTCTTAACGCTTAAGGTGATTTAATTGGATAAAATTAAGGTTAAAGTTACTCGCAATGTAGTTGTCTGGGATTTAGAAGCGGGTATCACGATTGATAGCGCAGGAATGTTTGATCGTGAGGGGAAGGCGCTTGACGCTGTTCCCCTCACCGATTTTATAAACCGGAAATTGCGGGAAGGTATACTGGAGGTAGTTAAAGATGCCTCTGATATTAAATCCGACAACTTACTTGACAAGGATAAGAAACAAACTAGGCGTTCTGGAAAGTGATTTACCAAATGAAATAATTGATGAAGCAGTTGCTAACGTAGAAAGTTGGATAGTCAAACGGGTTCCTAATTATTCTGATTTGAATACCAGTGATAAGCAAATATTAGAAAATGCTGTTGTAGCTTTTGTTGCAGGCAACCTTTGTAACACTATGCCTACCAGAATACCTGTTAGGGAAGATGGAGCAGGCGGTAAATTTGAAATGAATATAGACTGGCAAAAGCTACAAGAAATGTTTACAACAGAAGGTGAGGTTTACCTGGGTAGTTTACTAATTCCTGATTTTACTTTTGGTCATTTTATTCTTGGTGGCCCTAGCAGATAGAGGTGGGGCAAATGGATAATATTCGGCGGTTTTTATTGCGAAGGGGGCAGATATGCACAATTCAACGTAATCCTCCTATTAACAGTAGAGTAAGTATGAAACTTACTACAAAAGCAATGAGAGATGAGAGTGCGAGAGAGTCTTATTGGGAAGGTATAGTACTTGCAGATAGCAACCTTACTAGTGGAGAAATTATAACAATCAATGGCTTAAACTTTTTAACTCAAACAGTTTTACCTAATCCTCAAGGTGAGCTATTATGGTACGGTGTAAAAACAAATTCTCAGCTTGAATTAATACAAGAACAAGAAACTGTTGATGACAACGGTTATATTATTAAAACTCCGATAGTAGTAGCTACAATCCCTGCTTATGGTACGATTATAACTGCTACCTTAAGGCAACAGCAACCAGGATTGTTACCTAATTCTATTTGGTTATTTCAAATACCTTCCAGTTATGGAGTTAAAACAGGTGATAAACTAAGGTTTAGTGGTAGGAATATTCGAGTTGAAGCAGCTAATATTTTGTTTCTTGGTGGTGTAACCGAACTTCAATGTAGTGAGGTAGTAGCTTAGTGTTTAAATTTGATAGTATAGCTG